TTTCTTCCATTATTTCTTTAGTAGCTCTTTTATTGCATTAGTATTTGCATCTAGGGCTAACTTAATCTGCAAGATAGCATCAGACGACTTTTCAATCATGTCCAAGAGTCGAGCATCGTGCTCCTCATCTTTCTTCCAGAATTCCTCTCGTTCCGATTTCGCTAGTTCACTTTGGTATCTAATGAACCAAAATGCGGCTATGATGACACAGGCTGGTATGCCTAAGTCCATAACCATTTGATATAATGTGTTTACTTCTGGCATAACTTCTGTTGCTTGTGTTGGATAGTTATAATAAGAATCTGCTGGGTTTGGGCTGTGTCCACTCATGTTGACTCAGGTTTTGCGGGCCAATTTACTTGACTCCAATCCATAAAATTACCATTCCACATTGATTCATAATCAATTTCTTGTGTCATCAAGTCACGCAATGCTTGCCGATAAGTTGCCCACTCAGACCGCTTTTCTTCAGTCATAGAAACATCTGGAAACTGTGTCCAATCGGTTTCCTTCAAAAGATCATTGCGAATAACACGTAATTGATTTTTAAAATGTTCAATATCAATTGTTTCCGTCATGCAATCTCCATTAATGTATATCCATAAGCATAGCCACCGGCTGCTGACCAATACCCAGAAGTTCCTAAAGCAGTGTTAATAGTATATGTGTTAGTACCTGTCCCTGGACTGTCATCGTAAAAAGTAAGGTTAAAAGTTCTGCTACTCGCTGGTATTACGAAGAAAGCAGTGCCAGAAATACCACCTCCAGTTACAGTTGGATATCCATAAGGATAAGAAACCCCTGATGTCCCTGGGTAATAATTTGAAGACCACGCCATGCCAAAAACTTTTGAATTAGCTAAAACATTATTAATGACCAAACTGATTGTAGATGGTGCGTATGATGTTCCAGGTGTTATATCAAATGAACCAACTGTTTGTATGACATGACCTGAAGGAAAAGTCGCATTTCCTATAGTCCCAGAAAAAGTACCATCAGATCCAAAGACCTCGTTGTTATTTATCTTAAATATCCCTGTCATTATTCACTCGGTTTAGGGTGCTAGTTCGATTGCACAAATTGATGATACTCCGACTTCTTCAGGAGAGCCAGTACCAACGCATCTATTTGTATACCATTTTGGTACTGTGGTGGCATGTGTTGCGATTCCGACTTTATAGGTAATTTGCGTACCTGCACTAACTCCATGAGTGTCAAAATACTGCATATTTAATATCTCAGGTGTAGAATTTTGATTTACGTCATTAAAAGTTCTTGTAGCCATCGATATTCCTGTTGCCCCAGCAGACCTACCTGTTATTGCAGACTTTAATTTTATGTGAGTTGATCCAACTGATCGCCAAAAGAAAAATACTACATTCCAAACACCATCAGCATCCGATTCACCAAAGACATGCGATGTTAACCATATTTTACTACCAGTAATTTTTGGTGTGATATTTACGTCTAAAATACCAGAAACACCACCTCCTGTAGTTATGGAAGTGCTATTTTGTAAAACATAATCTGTGTTTTGTGACATCGAGCTGTGTTCTGCTCCAGTATCGAACTGCGTATGTTGCACCTGAACAATTGATCCTGAAGGTAGACCAGATCCCCACTGTAAACTCCCACTTCCACCATTGTCGTTGATGAGTTCGCTACCGCCTACTTTAAGTATTCCTGACATTACGTTGCAATCTCCTCTACTATAAATGCTGATTTAAATGCAGTGCTATATTTTGCCTGAGAGAAATTCGCATTCCTATTACTATAATTAAATCTGTCTCCACCACCTGCTCTTAAAGAAAAGGTTTTTGTCGATGTACCCCAAGATGCCATATTATGCATTAGTGTAATATTTGCACTATGTATTACGGAAGCGTCGCCATTACAATACCCTTCACCCACAATTAAACAATTATCATCATCAGAAATAAAAAGTCCTAAACTCATGTCATTAGTAATATTGGAACTTTCACCTAACCGAACATAAGTTGTTATAAGAAGATTACAATTACTTGTAGAAGGTGCATAGGCTTGTGAAAATATTTCTGAACCTTCACTTCTTTGTGGAACTGTATCATCGTCAGGAAAAGCACTATGTGTATATGTTCCTCTGCCAATAGAGTAGTAAGTTTTTTTAATTACTGCACCAGCAGGAAAATGAATATTAGTATCATGTAAATCCACTTTTCCAGTAGATACATTCTTAGTCGCTAGTGTAGTCCCACCAACCTGTAATGTTCCCATTCTTATCTCACATCAAAGCTACCGCCAGTAGCCACGTTTAAGGTTCCTGTAATATTTACTTCGTTAAGCACAGTTAAACTTCCGTTACACGTTACTGTGCCTGAGAAAGTAACAGGGCCGACTACCATACTTCTGTCGTTTGTATTCACTGTTACGGAACCTGTGTAACTGTTTGTATTGTGTACCATTCCGTCTTTAAGTCGTAATTCTGCCATTGGTTATTCTGGTTTAGTGGGCGTTATGCTACTTGTCGTATTAAACATATATTTAGGTATGATTGACCATTTAACTCAGCGTTATCATTTTGTTCTGTATTTATATAAACATTAATTTTATCGCCGGCATCAAATAATTTTACAACGCTTAATACGCATTGACCATAAGTTGTTTGAGCATCTAAAGATGCAGGGACATTACTATTTCCTCTTGCAATTAGATTAGTAGATTCAGAAGTGCTTCCACTTCCTCGCAAATCTACTTTAAACTGATTCTCACCACCATAAGTAGTTGAATCACCATACATTGAAAAATATCCGTGTATAAAATATATCCCTTTAATACCTAGTAATATATCATGATTTCCACTACCACTAATGTTTGTTGTGTCTCCAGTAAATACAAAGTACGGATCTGTAGTACCAGTTGTATTAATCATGTCATTATCAAAATTATAAGCAGTCTGGTAAACTTTAAGTGATGCGTATCCGTATGCTGATGAATGAATAGTATTACCTGAAAAGGTTGTGTTCCCATCACTCCCCAACTCTAAGTTATTCCCACTAGCACTTGGGTGCTTCAGTGTCTGCATCTTGACAACCGCACCACCATTCTGCGATTGGATCTCGTCTGTTTTAAGTATTGATGTCATGATGCCTCACAACTAAGTGCTTTTAGTTCGTCGGTCGTTGTGCAGGAATCAACTGTATTTGTAATATCTCTAAGTCGTTGCTTTTCCGTTACAATTGCTGTTGTATCACTTCCTGCTTCCTGTGCTTGCATAAACAAAATATCCTGTGCCTCAAGTAAAGGTTTCCGTTCCTGCCTAAGACGTTCCTTGGTAATGTCTTTAGCTTTATCTAAGTTAATCGTAATGCTCATGCACCAACTCCGTCATAACTATCTGTAAAATCGTATTCCCAAGCATTCCTGAAATCTCTTTCTTGTGGTAAATCAGAGGAATTAATAATTTTGTATTTAACGCCACTAGGAACATCTTTAAGTGCAGTTTCTTCAAGTGATAATTCACCAGTTGGGATAATAACTGCAATTCCTGTTTCGTTTGGATAAATAATTTTTTTCATAATTTCCTTTTAACGAAATACGGCAATTGTATATCCATAGGTATTAGATTCACTTTCAATGTAAGTCTGTAACTGGCTAGATGTGCTTTCATCCTTTTTTTGAAAGTTTGTATAGTAAGCTGAATCGGATATGTTTATTTGCGTTAAAGCACAAGCATAAAATTCATCAGTCATTGCAGTAGTAAAATTAATTTTTTTAACAGTAGAGCTTGTATCCTCGACACTACTAACATTATAAGCTGATTCTATAGTACCAGTAATTGTAAATTGCGCCCATGCTTTGCAAAGCATCCCACCAACTAAACCAGGACTTAATAATTTAGTCGCAGAATAAAACGTAACTGGATCAGAACTTAAAGTCGCATTTGCATTTGCACTTAAAGTAATTGAAGTTGTCCCACCACCTGACGAAACTGTGGTTCCTGGGGTAATCCCTTGCCCAACTACAAAATCACCATTTGATATCCCACTAGCTGATGCGACTGTTAAAGCTGTAGTCCCATTTGTTATCGATCCATTTGTTTGCGTTCCAAAAACTTCACTTTGAGTTGCTAAAGTGTTGGAACTAAACGTGACCTGACCATTACTAGCAATGCTAATAGCATCAGTATCACTCGTACTTCCAATTGTCCCACCATCGGGTATTACAATTCCTGTCATACGATCACCATAATTCCACCTGAAGCGACTTCAAGGGTTCCTGTTGAGTCAATTGTTAATGGACCAGCGGCTACTGCCGTTTCATCGGATGCAATGGTTACACTGGTCGAAATCGTGTTCTTATGTCTTACAATACCTTGCTGACTACGGATACCACTTACGTCTACCTTTGAGATCGTGCTAGATCCTGCACGTAACTCTAGTTCATCTTTGGTAGTCTGTTGTATACCTGTGTCTACAGCACCTTGAGTTCTTGCCATTATGCGTTCTCCAAGACTGACATAACCACATCTACTCCTGCACCCGTAGGTATTACATCTATATCATCCCCACTTTCTAGTACAATTTTACCTTGGATAACTTCTATTGCCCCACCAACAGGAATCTGTGCATTATCTAGTAACTTTGTTCCTGCCATCTTAACGGCAACTGTAGAAGTAGTTGTGGAACTTGTGTTTGCTACGTTAAGACCAATGATTACATCGGTAGAAGTTGCTTCTCGTACTTGAGTATCAGTGCCTTCAGAAGCACCTGCGGCTATAGTTTTTGTGTAGTTTTTGAATGCCATATTTTATCCTAATGCCAAAGCGAGAGCAGTGGCTTGTGAATCTGTGTATGCTTTAGTAGAAGCATGGTTATCTGCGGTAGGTGCTCCAGACAGGGTTAGTGCTCCTGTCATTGTGTCACCTGATTTAGACACTTTTGCACTAATAGTTGAAATATTGGTTGCTACAGTGTTAATGTTAGCTATGTTTAAATTAGTACCTGTAGTCTGATCTGTAGTTCCGTCATATCTAGCGGCAATAGTAGTTATATTAGCATCTGCACTAGCTACTGTAGAAATATTATTCGTAGGACTAATTTGTCCTGCTACTGTAGTGATATCAGAACTAACATTAGCAAGAGTTTCAATATTATTTGTAGGACTAATTTGAGAAGCTACTGTTTGTGTAGCACTGTTAGTATCAACATATGCTTTATTAGCAACATCAGTATCTAAATTAGGATTAGCTACATCTTTAATTCTAAGACTTTGAGCATCCCAAACATTATCAGTACCTTTTACAATAGAATCTAAAGAAGTATCAATAGCTTCTTGTGCCATGTGAAAAGTTTCACTAAAGGCATTATCAAGTTCAGCCTCAGTAAGTACAGAAGCACTTTGAAAGTCTGTAGCTAGTGTACTTTTATCAGGTTTAATTCTAATAACTTTAATAATAGTCCAAGTATTTAACGCAGGATACCCTGGATTGTTAATATCAGAATCACCAAAGGCAGTATGATTTTGATTTATTTGTACTTTTTTTGTACCTGTTACAATGTCCCAAGGCTCGTTACCAAAACTATTATTAAGATTTGTAAGTCTTGATTTTTGAGCAGTACTTAATCCTCCAGCATCATCAATACCTGTGTCAGTAGCAGTTCTGTAGATTCTAGTACCATTTATGAATACTTGGAGTTCTTCTTCAAAGTCATTCTTGTAGTCATCTGTGGTTTTAGGAGTGTAGTCTAAGTTTTGATAATCTATTTGAAATACTGTAGAATTCGCTGTACTATAATCACCAGCATCTCCTTGATTTCCAGCACTTGTTAGTGCAGTAGGTAAATTAGTAATCGCCATATTAATCTAATTCAAAAAGTTCTGAGTACTTAGCACCACGTTTGATTTGATTTTCATTGTAGCGTTCTTT